TTTTTGAAATGCTTGGAGTTTTTGTCTTATTTCGTCTCTTATTTCTTCATAAGGCCTTGACCCCGGCACTATTGACCTCAGACCTGCTTCTATCTCATCTTCAAAACCAAGTAAAAAACCTTGTAGATATGACCTTACGTTTTGACTTTCAGCAGGTGGTGCAGTAATTACTGGGTTATCAATAACATGTTGAATAGCATCTTTGTTTTCTTGCGATATAGCGTCAAAGTTTATTGTACCCACACTATTAGAGGAGGTATTTTTGTCTTCGTCAATTGCATTAAAGTTTATAGTGGCCATCCTAATCCTTAAAATGTCATGTATCTTTTTTGTTGTTCAAACGTCAAACTATTCCAGTATTCCTTTGCATCTTTAAATGGTCTATTTTTCCATGTGTTCTGTATCGTCTTTGCTTTTATGTTTAAGTCGTTAAACACTTCAGGACTTATATTTTTGATTATATTCTCATATGCATATTTGTTTCTTTCGTCCGTTATAGCAGTTTGTTCTTGTATATATTCATTAAAAGTTCTCGTTCCTGTTGTAAGTGCCTTTGCACGTCTTCTTAATTCGTTAAGTATTTTTCTTCGTGCGTCTATTCTTTGGTCTATCATTTTTACTAATTCAGCAGGTGGTAAGTTAAGATTTAAGTTTGTTCTCATTGCCATAGCCATTTCACGTTCACTCAACGCACCGAATGTTGCAGAGTTTATTACATCAATACCTAACTGGTTTTGTAGTGCAAGTAACTCACCCATAAAACCCGAATTTTTTGGGTTAACAAATATTCCATTTTCTGCCAACCAGTTGGGGATTAGACCAGTTTCAACATTTTGTTCTACTAGTAAGTTTCTCGCACTTTCAAGCGACCAAATTTGGCCTTCTAATTTTGAAGTATTATTCCAATGTTCTTGCCCTTTTTTAGTTGCTCGGTCTATTCCTGCTTGTCTATTTTCAATATCTTGCAGTTTTTGTTTTTGGTCTGCTTCTGCTTGTTGTGCCTCTTCAAATGTCATTCCTATTGTATTTGGAATATCTACTCTTGTTACTTGGTCTTTAAGTTTATTAGGGTCGGTTTGTACAACATACCATTGTCCATTTCTTGGGTCTTTTTGTGGTGCGCTTGATTTAATTGCAAGTCTATTTTGAGGGGTAGGATTTGCGTGTTTTAACACATCCTCAACAGACATTCCTGCGTTCAAAAGAGCAATAAGTTCAGGTTTTCCTTGTGCCTTTAAATATTCTATTGTTCTATTTCTTTGGGATGTGGCTGTTGCTGTCTTACCTATTGTTGTTAATTCGTTTTCCATTGACTGAGCAAGGTTTGCATCGGGATTTAAACGCATAGAATTAAATGACTGTGCGAGTCTAATATTACCTTCTCTAGTGGATGGATTAAAAAAACTCCCACTTTGTAATAATCCTTGTGGGGGCTTTTGTTCTATTAACCCATTACCTTGGGTTTGCTCATTGTCTTTATTTAAAAAATTTGAGCCTAAGTAGTTACCTGCCAGACCTCCTAAGAGACTCATTAAAAATGGACTACTCATTACTACCCTCCTGTATTTTTGTTGCCATACCACATTGTTAGATAATCAAACAACCCCGGTTGTTTTGTCTCTGTTGTTGTTTGTGGTACGGGCGATGCACCAAGTGCCGCATTCATAAAGCCTAATCCACTAACAGGTGCATTAGTATGTCCTTGCCATTTCTGTTTTGCCGCATCTATTAATGCTTGTTGCATTGCCTGTTGTTGCATTCCTTGGTTTGATAGGTTTTGTTGCACTGTTTGTCCCATTCCAAATCCAAGATTAGCTATATTCCCTAATTGGTTTGACGCATTAAGACGTTGTTGTGAACCTGACAGCCCTGCTCCTTGATTAGCGAGGTCGGCTGTCATGCGTCCTTGTATGTCCTGTTGAGCCATTTGTTGAGCGTTTTGAAATCCTTGTTGGCGTAATCCTGCTGATGATTGGGCAAGTTGTTGCACTACGTTTCTTCCTAGTTCACCTGTAGCTATACCATGTCTTGAACCACCAAACGCTTTTGCGGCTGTAGCTTGAGAGCCTAATTCATTCATACCCATTTGTGCGCCTCGTAGAATGTCTGCCTCATTCGCTTGAATAACGTTAGTTGTATATGGGTTCATGTATGGGCTTAGGTTTGTAGATGATAACTGACCTGATTGTACTTGTTGTGGCCTATACCCCATTTCATTTGCTGTTCCATAACCTGCACCTTTGATTCCTTGTGCGGCTAAGGTATTAATGTTTGGGATTTGTGGTTGTCCCTGTCCTTGTCCTGCCATTTTAAAATCCTCCTCTGCCAGTTTTGGCGTTGTATGTGCGTTTATGAGGATAAGTCTTCTTCTTATCGGTATTATTAAAGCCCAAATCTGACGAAATAGAACCTATAGCATTTTTAATTATTGAACTAGGCATGAATGACTGTATTTTAGCAAGGGTGTTTGCAGTGTTAGCATCTGAGTCAATTATCCACCCCCTAGTCCCATCTTTAAATGTTGTATCCCCTCTTGAATCTATAACATGTTCGCCCCTATACCCTGTGTTAAATAATCCTTCTATACCTTGGGGTTGAAAATAAGTTCCGTCCCCATCTCTTTGTTTCCCTCTCCACTCTTGATGTGCTAAACGGTATGCGGCATTTTTGTCACCTGCTGCGAGAGCCTGATTTTTATTTTCATACACTCTATGTGGTTCACCGAATGTTCTTGGGCTTGGTCTAGTTACGTCTTCTATAGGTTGTTGTGTTTGTGAAGATGGAGACCCATTGTAAAGGTTTTGATATCTGTCAAATTGTTCAGGATTTTTTGTTTGCCATTCTCCCAACGCTTGTTCGTATAATGGTTGAGCCGAATAACCCTGTATGCCACCATCAAATGTTTGTGCTTGTGGTACACCTGCCATTGGGTCTGAACCCTGTGGGGCTAACCCAAAAGCCTCTGCCGCACTCATGTTTGATTGCATTGCAAGTTCTTGTGTGGGTGTAAATGCCGCAACATCTGCACCGTAATATGGCATATACCCTAACTGTTGAACGTCTTGCGCTCTGTTTAGATTATCAATAGCCTTATCTTGCAACCAAGGTGGAATAGCCACCTCTGATGTATTGCTCCCACCTTTTCCACCACCACCACTCATATCAAAACTCCTTAACTAATGTAATAAATTGCTGTTTCCAACCTGTGGGTTTAAGTGCTTTTTTCCAACCCGGTCTTCCTGAGAGAGACATACCTTCGCATCCTTGAGATTTACCCCATGCCATAGCATCGTCTTGCATATCTGTTATTTGTTCCAGTTTTCCACCTGCTAGAAATACATGTAAAACTTTTTTATTAGGATACACTACTATCTCTGTAATTGCACAACCTTTTTCCCCAACCCATAGTTGCATAGTGCCTTTTAACACTCCATCAACTATGTCTATATATGAGTGCGTATCGCCACCTTTATCTAGCGCACTCTCAATCCATTTTTTACATCGTAATAATTCTTCTTGTATCATGGGTCTAATTTTATTCTTACCCAAGCATTATTCTTAGATACTACTAATGTTCCTTGTGAGTCATCCCACATTATGACACCATCTTCAGTGGCAGACTCGCCACCTGTTTTATGGCGTATCTTGTCCCGACTTTTAACAATAAATCTATTTAACCGTTCACCCCATGACTTCCAGTTTTCACCCAATGGTGGTGGTGGTGTTTGTACACTCATCGTTTTCCACCCGGTTGGGCATCTATTCTCATAATTCCTGAACGCCAGTTGTTGTTGCCATTCCCTTCAACCCTAATTCTTACTTGTCTACCACTAAATCTCACTGATGTAGGATTGGTTAGATTATACGCTCCATGCGTTGACTCTGTATCGTTAGGATAGGAACGTGTTTTAAAAGTAACTTTTACCTGTCCTTGTGTCTTTTCATCAGGGATAAGGTTAGTTACTTTCATAATTGTATCGCCATTACCTAAACTTATTGCCCCACTCTCGGCATATGGTGTTGCAGTTCCATGAACATTACCTATTTCATGATTGTATAAATTACCATCTGCGTCTGCCCATATAGGAGTATCGAACACTCCTCTGTCAATACAAGCTGTTCTATCTATTGTTCCTACTGACCAATGATTTTCTTTGTAATCAAATGCCACATACCTATCGTTTTCTGTTGAGTCGCCTGAAGGATAAAACCACCATATCTCAGCATGGCGAGAATTATGTACTGCTTGAACTTTAGATATTTGATTATAGTTTATATCTTCAAAAACATAGTCAACAACATCACACTGTATCTCTTGTGCTACACTTCCATTAAAGACATAAAACCCTGCTGTACCCATCCAGTAAGCACCCTCATCAACAGAGACTAGTGCTTTTCTTGAACTTACTCCACAAGCTGTGCCAACTCTTTCAAATCCATAGACAAAAGGCGCACCTGAATAACTAGCTATGTGTGCATCGTTATCTGTTAATATTAAAGTCCTACCTTTAACTCTAGAGCCACACATTATTTGACCTGTTGTTTGTAATTCAAAGTCACCTGCCTCATTTGTAGCCGATGCAGTCCATACTGTATTGTTTTCACGAGCGCACCATTGTACCTTGCGTGGATTACCACCTGCGCCTAAAGCCAACACAAACCTTTCTTCAGTAACCACCAACCCCTTGTTGTTTGTTGGTGCATTAGTAACAACGGTAGCAACAGAGGAAGGGTTTAATGCCCACTCATATATGTTGCCGTCTTTACTAGAACAGGCCAAAAGGTTTTCACCCCATGTATCCAAAGCCCAAGTAGTGGCTTCTTGATATATACCTGAAGATGGTCGAGAAGTTCCATAAAACGCTGTTCCATAGAAATTACCACCATACTCTGTATTAATCTCAGCATCCACAGAGCCTCCGATTAAGGCTGTAGGAGTTATATCAGCTACTGTATTGGATTCGCTAACATAATAAAGTTTGTTATGTGTCCCTGACGCAAGATTTGTTGTTCCTGTATTATCGACCCATGATATTAATGCTCTTGGTGTAGAGGCAAAGGCATTCTCTTTTTTAGTTATCCAACCACCTACTGGCCTCATTGAGCCATCATGCCAACGTATTAAATTAGAGTCTCTCCATCTGTTAGATGATTCAAAGTCTGTTCCATTTCTATAAATCCCAGGTGGGAGTTGTAAAGGTATTAAACTCATGCGGCTTTCTCCGTCCAAATGTCTGTTGATTCAGGGATTACAGTCCATGTGTTTGTGCCTATGGCTTTCTCTGTCCAAACATCTGAATTTTCTGCTATAAATTCCCATTTTTCACGTCCTATTGCTGTTATTGTTACAATACTACTAATACTACTATCAACAAGTTGAACTCTAATTGCTGTTGATGCTGCTAAACTGATTGGTGTTATGTTTGCGCCTACGTTATATATAGCAAGAGCATTTGCTGAGATTACACTTGAGGTGCTTACGTCTGCACTTGTAGTACGAACCCTTTTACTACCACAAACAATACTTGAGGTGTTATTTATATTAGAACTTACACCTCTGGTACGTTTTGAATCAACTAGTAGACTAGATGTAGCAGTAATTGTAGATGTAACAGTTGCCTCTTTAGCACCTACCGTCATAAGCACAGAGACACCGATACTTGTAGTCTCAGCCTCTCTAATTCTTACATCAACTACATTTGTTGATGTGGTTGCGAGTATAGAAGTTAAGCCATCCTCAATATCGGCTGTGGAATATTTTGCTCTATTGTATTTCCACTGGTTATATAACATTGTTTTTTAATCTAAAGTTATATCAAGGTCGCCTAATGGGATGCGTATAACATCTCCTGAATCTATAGTTTTAGCTGTTGTTAGTGCTGAATAAGCCATTAAATTGCCTGATGTTAAAGCATCAAACACTCCAACATGAGTTATTGACCCCCAACTTGCAGTTGCCGTAGGAAACTCTATGGCTGAACTATTAGATGTAGTGTTACCTGTTGTAGTAAATGCTATAGTTTGTCTTGCGTAAGCATTACCTGATAACTCTGTTCCTCCACCTGTTTCTCCCGGTGTTGCAGTATATAATGCTAGGTAATGTGTTGATGGTGCTGTATATGCTGCCCCACCAAATA